CAGCAACTGTTAGAACTAGATAAGACCATGCTAGATGCTCTAGTCCAAGGTCTAAAGGATGAAGCCAAGGAGGTGGACGATGCCAGCAAGCGTAAAGGGCGCCGTTGAACTCCGCAAGGCTCTACGCAAGTTTACTCCTGATCTAGCAAAAGAAACTCAGAAGGAAATTGCAGGCGCATTAAAGCCGATCACTAAAACTGCCAAGGGTTACTTTCCAGATGACGGCTCAGTCCTAAGCGGATGGCTGCCTAGAGAAAACTCACAGAGTCGTTTCCCTACCTATTCTGCTCGACAGGTCAAGGCTGGCGTTGGCTACAAGACATCACCTAGCAAGCCTAATCGCAGAGGGTTTAGATCCCTTGCTCGCGTGTTTAACAAGACAGCAGCTGGAGCGATCTATGAAACTATGGGTCGAGTAACTCCTAGCAGTCGCTTTGTGCAGAACCAGAATAATAAGTTTGGGCAAAGCATGAAGGGCGATGGCAAGATGGAAGGTCGCGCCTTGTATCGTGCCTATGAAGAGAACCAAGGCAAGGCTAGAGAGTCAGTTTTAGCAGCGATCCAGACAGCAGCTAATAAACTTAATGCAACAGCCAAGGCGAGAGGATAGTCATGGCTAATATAGTTATTGACATTGCAGCAGAGTTTACTGGTAAAAACGCCTTTAAGCAGGCTGAGAGTTCAACAGATAAATTAACTAAGAATCTTAAAAGCGTCGCTAAGACTCTTGGCGTTGCTTTTAGTGTCCAGCAAGTTTTAGCCTTTGGTAAAGCCTCAGTCAAGGCAGCAGCAGAAGACGAGAAGGCACAGAAGCAACTAGCACTAGCTCTAAAGAATGTCGGGCTTGGCCGAGATGTTGCAGCCTCAGAAGCATTTATCCAGAAGTTACAAAGCGAGTTCGGTGTAGTCGATGACAAGCTGCGCCCTGCCTATCAGCAGTTAGCAGTAGCAACAGGAAACACAGCGCAGTCTCAGAAGTTATTGCAGATTGCTTTAGACATTAGTGCGTCGACAGGACGAGATTTAGCCTCGGTAACAGGGGCAATATCCAAAGCGTACTTAGGGAACAACACGGCACTTGGTAAGTTAGGTGTAGGTATCTCGAAAGCTGATCTAAAGGCTAAATCCTTTGATGAGATAATGAACCAGCTCTCAGATACCTTTGCTGGATCTGCTACTGCTTCTGCTAATACTTTCCAAGGCTCAATGGATAAGTTATCTGTTGCATCTGCCAATGTGCAAGAAATTATTGGTAAGGGAATTATAGACGCGCTTAAGGGTCTAAGCGAAGATACTACAGTCGATGAACTTGCTAAGGGCATGGAGGACTTTGCCTTATTTACTGCCGATGCAATTAGAGGCGTAGGCGTATTATTAGAGGCGTTAAAGAGCATCCCTGCTGCTGTCAATTTGCCTGGTCTTAAGTTTGCTATGCAAGCTACTGGCTTGGGCATCTTAAGCAGACTAGGTGCAGCAGAAAGAAAGAAAGAAGAAGCAGCACTAGCTCGTGCCACTAACGGCCTTGCTCACTTAGCCGAGTTAGAAGCAAGGTATGCTGCCGTAACTTTAGCAACTAAAAAGAAACTAACAGCAGAAGAATTAAAGCAACTAAAGGCCAAGCAGTTGAAGCTGGCAATAGACAAGGCTAACCTAGCCCTTGGTAAGGGCAGCGATGTCTTTGACATGGAGAAGATCTCCCTTGCAGCAGCTGAAAAGAATGCAGCCGAGCAATTAGGTAAGGTAACTAGCCAAGCCCAACTGTTACAGATCACTAATGACCTTGCGCGCCTAGAGGTAAAGCAGTCTATCCTTGCACTAGAAGAAGCAATCGCCTCTCAGGATGTCGCAGCCATTACTGCTGCAACCAATAAACTTAATGCAGACCTAAAGATTATCGGTGCACTGACTGGTCAAGAAGTAAAGTTAAAAGATATTAAGTCTATCCTTGATGCAATCCTGCCTAAAGATCTAATTAACCTGTCTAACCTAGATGCAGCCCTTGCTAAATTAGCAGCGATCGGCAAGGCACTTGTCACTCCAACCGCTACAGCAACACCAACGCCTACAGGCACAGGCACAGGCACAGGCACTCTAGCTGTACCTACTGTTGCAGTGCCGAGCATATTTGCTCAAGGTGGCAGGATCGATTCTGCTGGTGGTTACAATCCATTTAATCCTGCCATGTTAGGAATGACATCAGGTGGCACTCCACCGACTACAACTAAGGTAGAAGTTACTGTCGTTGCTCCAGCCTTTACAGATCCTAATGCTGTTGCAGAAGCGATCAATGACTTTCTACAAAATGCAAGAGATAGAGGAACGCTGGTCGCTGGCTAATGACATGGCTTCCAGAATGGCGCATAACAGTAGGTGATGATGTTTATACGACTGTCACCTCTGTCTCCTTTGCCTCTGGTCGCTTAGACATTGATCGACAGCCGACAGCAGGTTACTGCCAAGTACAGATAGTTAATACCGATAACACGCCATTTACTATTAATGTCACAGAGCCAATCCTTCTAGAGCTTAAGAACTCTACTGGCACTTATGTCACTGTCTTTGGTGGAGAAGTATCAGACTTTAGTATTGGTGTCAAAAGCCCCGAGGAATCAGGTTTCATCACTACTGGCACAATCCTTGGCATAGGCGCACTGGCTAAACTGACTAAGGCTGTCTATAACACAGCTCTAGCAGAAGGCTTAGATGGCGCACAGATCGCAGAGATTCTAGGCAGCGCATTAAATCTTTCATGGGCAGAAGTAACCCCTACAGTCACATGGGATACCTATCCAGCAACAGTGACATGGGCTGAGGCTGAGACTTACATTGGCACTATTGACGCTGGCTTCTACACGATGATTAACCTTGCAGCTAGTGCTACTGCTAAGTCACAGACCTTAGTAGATCAAATAGCAACTAGCGCACTAGGTCAAGTCTACGAGGAAAAGGATGGCGATGTCTCTTATGACGATGCAGATCATCGCTCTAACTATTTGGCTGCCAACGGCTTTACTAACCTTGATGGATCTTATGCAACCCCTACAAGTATCCAGTCTCAGACTCAGATAGCCCGTATCCGTAACAGCCTGATCTATAAATATGCCGCTGGCTACGCTTCTACCTACAGTGTGTCTGATAGCGACTCTATAGCCTCTTACGGACTCTTTGAGAAGTCGGCTGAATCAAACATTAAGAGCTTGTTAGACATTACCGACATTGCCTCCAGAGAGTTAAACCTACGCAAAAACCCTAGAGGCTCATTAGGTGCGATCCGCTTCAGACTAGATAATCCAGACATGCCAAGCGCAATGCTTGACAACCTGATCGGGATATTCTTTGGTCAGCCAGTGCTTATCACTAACTTACCTAGCAACCTTCTTGATGGAACCTTTGACGGCTTTGTGGAGAATGTGGCACTTAACGCCACCCCTACTTATGTGGACATAACTCTCTATGTCTCAGCTACAGACTTCTCACTATCGACTACACAATGGGAAACAGTATTGCCAGCCTCACTTATCTTTACTGGCGTAAATGCTACACTTACTTGGACTAACGCGACTGGAGCACTAACCTAATGGCAACTACAACTACTAACTTTGGCTTCGATGTACCTACAAGCTCAGACCTTGTGAAGAATGGTGCTACGGCTATCGCCCTGCTAGGACAAGACATCGACACAGAGTTCGCTGGTCTTACTGTCAATGCACAGACTGGTAGTACTTACACAGCAGTCAAGGCAGATGGTCTTTATTCGATCTGCACAATGGACAATGCATCGGCTAACACTTTCCGCATTCCAACCGATGCGACTTATGACTTTCCTATTGGTACAACTTTGCTTGTCTATCAAAAAGGTGCTGGAGTAACTACTATTAACGCTGTCACCTCTGGTACTACAACTGTAGCAAGTGCAGGTGCAACCCTTGCTGCTCCAGTTCTTGCTCGTTACAAGTCAGCAGCTTGTATAAAGATTGCTGCTAACTCTTGGATCGTAGTAGGTGGCATTGCATAATGTTGAGTCCTTTAATTGGAATCATTGCATCTAGCGGTGCTGCTGCTGCTGTAAATATCGACTTGCTAATTGTCGCAGGTGGCGCAGGTGGTGGCGGTGTAAATGGTGGTGGAATTATTGGTGGCGGTGGTGGTGCTGGTGGGTATAGATATTTCACTGGTCAAAGTACAGCGATTGGTTCTTATGCTATAACTGTTGGTGCAGGCGGTGCAGGTGGTGCAACTGCTAATGGTACTAATGGCACTAATTCATCTTATGCTGCAACATCTGCAACAGGTGGTGGCGGTGGTGGCTGTGCTGTAAATCCAGGTTCTGGAAATAATGGATTGTCTGGTGGTTCAGGCGGTGGCGGTGGAGGTTCAGGTTCAGCACCATTTCCAACAGGCGGTGCAGGGAACGCAGGTTCTTATTCTCCCGTCGAAGGCTTTGCGGGTGGTAATGGTATTAGTGGCGGTGCTGGTAATGGTGGTGGCGGTGCTGGTGGACTTGGTGGAGCATCCGCAACTGTTGGCGGTGTTGGCGTATCAAACTCAATTTCAGGTTCTGCAATTACTTATGGCGAAGGTGGCTGGGGTAATGGTCGTGCTGGTAACGGAACAGTTCCAGCAACGCCTACAGCTAATCGCGGTATTGGTGGCGATGGTGGTTGGAACGCAAATGGCGGTGCTGGTAGCGGTGGTGTAGTGATCGTTACATACACAACTGGTGCAATGACTGCAACAGGTGGCACAGTTACTACATCTGGTGGAAACACAATCCACACATTTACTTCTAATGGCACATTCCAAAGGACTGCATAATGGCTTACTGGACTCAATTAGATAACGATAACAAAGTATTACAAGTAACTATTGGTGACGATAATGAAGCTGATAAAGGTTACTCATGGCTAATAGATAATCTTGGTGGTCGATGGGTAGAAACAACTGTAGATAACTTTGCAGGCATTGGCTGGACTTATGTCGAAGGACTTGGCTTTTATCCGCCAAAGCCTTTTGAGTCTTGGAGTCTTAATGGTTTGACATGGGAAGCACCAAAGCCAAAGCCACAAGGTAATTACTACTGGTCTGAAGATTTATTAGATTGGGTTGTAAATGAAGCCGAAGTTATCTAAGGCAGCAATCCAATTAAGGGAACAGTTTGATGAAACATTCCCAAGTCGTGACCGCACATCGGATGGCTGGATCGGTGATACCCGACACGCAGCTCGCCCTAGCGATCATAATCCCGATGCTAATGGCTGGGTTCGTGCCATCGATGTTGATCGTGATGTCAGTGGTAAGTCCAAGCCAGACCTTATGCCAGATATTGCAGATCAGATTCGTCTCTTATGCAAGTCTAAAAAAGAACGCAGAATTACCTACATTATCTTTGATGGTTTTATCGCCTCCTCTAAAAAAGGTTGGGCATGGCGAGAGTACACAGGGGCTAACAAACACACACACCACTGTCACATCTCGTTTACGCAAGAAGCTGACGATGATGGGGCTTTTTTTCAAGTACCTATGTTAGGAGCAAGTAATGAATGAACTAAAGACAGCAGCAGGTTCATGGGCAAGAGCCTTTTTGGTTGCAGTAATTAGCATGGCAGCCGCTGGGGTTACAGATCCCAAGGCACTTATCGCAGCTGGTGTTGCATCTATCCTGCCTCCAGTCTTGCGCTACCTCAATGTCAATGATCCTGCACTGGGCATGAAGAAGTGAGCCAATCAGATTTCTTTACTCTTTACCTGGCTACTCTTGCAGTGCTAGGTGGTTTATCGGGCTTTGTCATCACGCACCTTTTGTCTGAAATTAAAAGACTGAACGGGCGTGTTGATGAGATCTATAATCTACTTCTAGACCGATAATTTTCCTATGGCAAGAAAAGCGACTAAGGCGTTAGAGGAGCAGGGCTACTCTAAATTAGATGCTTACTGCATTGGGCTTTATGAGTATTTCCTAAGCCTTAAAAGGGCAGGCTTTGCAGAAGATATTGCCATGTTCATGATTACTGAACCCCAAGCATATCCGCATTGGATCTTGCCTGATGGAGTACCGCCCGAGAAGATGGGTGATTACGAAGATGAGGACGATGATTAAGAAACGCTATCTGGTCATCTCGGATCTACAGATTCCCTATCACCATGAGCAAGCCGTTAAGAATCTTATTAAGTTAGTAAAGCGCGAGAAGTTTGACCTTATCTTGAACACAGGCGATGAGCTAGATATGCAGTCACAAAGCAAGTGGGCACAGGGCACTAAATTAGAATGGGAAGGCACGCTCGATGCTGACAGAAGCCTTGCACAGAATATTCTGTATGACCTCGGCACAACAGATGTCACTCGCAGCAATCACACAGACAGGCTCTACCATACGTTATTACGAGCACCTAGCCTCATTGGGTTGCCAGAGCTTGAATACGCCAAGTTTATGGACTTCGCAGGACTGGGCATCCGATTCCACAAAAAGCCCTTTGAGTTCCACAAAGGCTGGGTCTTAGTACATGGTGACGAAGGATCGATGAACTCTAATGCCGGACTTACAGCTCTTGGTCTGGCTAAGAAGTTTGGCAAGTCTGTAGTCTGTGGACACACTCACAGAGCAGGCATCAGTGCCTTCACAGAGGGCATAGGAGCCTCGTACAGGACTTTGTGGGGCTTAGAGGCAGGTAATGTTATGGACAAGAAGAAAGCCTCTTATCTCAAGGCTGGCAGTGCTAATTGGCAGATGAGCGTGGCAGTCATAGAAACGCATGGAAATCGTGTTAGCCCTATGCTTGTGCCTATAAACAAGGATGGATCATTTACCCTGTATGGACGACTTTACGCCTGACATCCGCACCACGCTAGATGATGCTTTAGACGCTGCAGAATTGTTATCATTTTGTTATCTAAATTAACCAGGTAATATTCTGTCGGTATGTCACACTAATATCGTAAGCAGTCAAGGGCACTGCTACAGATAGGTACATAATGACGATAGAAGAAAAGGCATTACTGATCTGCCTGATAGGTATTATCTTTGGCATGATTTTAGTAGCTGTAGATGCCTATAAGACAGGCTATGAAAAAGGACAGCGCGAAGGCTGGCACAGAGGCCGATCACTTAGCCGTCAAGAATACTGGGAAGAATGATCGCTAAAGAGATTTTACAATCAGCCACTGACACAATTAGAGATCGTGGCCTTACCTATGGTCATCCAGCCGATAACCTCGAGCACACAGCCATGCTGTTGAGTGCTTACTTACAGATGCCGATCCACGATTACCAGGTGGCAGGCATCATGGTCTTAGTTAAACTGGCTAGGACTAATCAATCAGCACAGCACATAGATAATTGGGTGGATCTATGCAGCTATGGCGCACTGGCTGGGCAACTGGCCTCAGAGGAGAGTGAGCTCTATGTTTAATTTAGCCGATTACGAGACAGTTGAGGTGAGACTTGAAAAGTTTATTAAGGACTATCCAGATTTTCGCATTGCTACTGAGTTGGAAGTGTGCGACAAAGATAGATATGTTGTTAAAGCATATCTTTACAAAGTTGCTGCCGATCTTGTTGCATGGACAACAGGGCTCGCGGAGGAGAAGGTTACTGATAGAGGCGTTAATAGTACTTCAGCACTGGAGAATTGCGAGACTTCGGCGATCGGCAGAGCTCTTGCTAATGCAGGTTATGCTGCTAAAGGGAAGCGACCAAGCCAAGAAGAAATGAAGAAGGTCGTTGCTACAAAAGTAGCAAAGCCACCGGTACAGGATCTCGTACCAGATCAGCAGGACTATTGGACTACTCCAGTCAATGAATATATGAAGGTAGTAGATGCTCCAGTTACCCTGGAGAAGGCTATGGAAAACGTAGCTGCGATCATAGGTACAGGAGAAGCACAAGAAGCACCATCTTGCAAGCATGGACACATGCAATGGCGTGAAGGCACCAAGAATAACAAGGCTTGGGGCGGTTACTTCTGCTCAGTAGTCAATAATCAAGGGGGCGAGCCTAAGTGCCCTACACAGTGGTACACACTAAGCAGCGAGGGTAAGTTCGTCCCTCAGAAAGCGTGGGCATAATGGGTAACTTAGAGTTTTATAACGAGACAACTGGCGAGTGGACTAACTTGGAAGACGTGCCTATGTTTGACACAATCAACTGCCAATTATGCAATGAGCCAACAGAAGCTCATGACATTGTTGCAGAGATTAAGTTTAAGGATGATCAGCCAGTAGTAGGGGCATGGCAGTGCAGAAAGTGCAAAGCCGTTAATGGATAGATTAGAGCTGCTAAAGCAGATGCCTATAAATCTAGAGTTAGATGACACAGATACAGTGCAGTGCTCACGATGTGAGGAAAGAACACCGGAAGCAGAAGTGCAATCGGTTGGATCATGGTGGCTATGTGGAATCTGTTATGACGATATTTAATGGCTAGTCAAGCAAGGAAACACAGAGGTTTCCGCACAGAGCGCGTGGTTGCACACTACCTATCGAGTGTGTGGTCAGGTGCTACTGTCGGAAGGGGTAGTGGCAAGGATATTGTTAATGTGCCGTTTGATGTTGAAGTAAAAGCAAGGGCAGGCTTTCAACCTCTGGCATATCTTAAGCAATTAAAGGCTCGGACATCTTCTTCTGGGGAATTGGGTTTCGGAGTCATACGGCTAAACGGACAAGGAGAAGATGCAAGTGAGTATGCCTGCATCATCCGACTAGCTGATCTATTGCCACTACTCCAACTTAAATACGGTCACTTAGACAAAGAACCTACAGAGGCAGACATTGACCGGTGTTCTGGATGTGGGTCATACATGATCAGGAGATGCTTAACTTGCCAGCCTACGACTACAGATGCCTCACATGCAATCTATCCCAAGAAGTCACTCATGGATTCGACAGTAGACCAGTAGTGCCATGTCAGTTATGCAATG